ACTGGTGCCACAGGGATTACTGGAGCCACTGGCATTGGAACCACTGGAGCAACTGGCGTAGCAGGGCTTGACGGCGCTACAGGGATTACTGGAGCCACTGGCATTACCGGCGCTACCGGCGCTGGTGCTACTGGCGCTACTGGGGTAGCTGGAGCCACAGGGCTTCCTGGTCAATCTAGTTCGTTTTTTAATTATCAGGCCGACACAAGCACTCAGTCGTTGCCTCCCGGCACTCCAATCACTGACGGTCATGTCGTTTGGAACAACGCAACACAGACAAGTGCGACTGTGATTGCTTTGTCGCACATCGACGCGAATGGAAATGATATCGACATTTTCTTCCCGCTCTACAAAGAAAACGACACGTTTACTTTGCAGGATCAGAACAATTCAAATAATTACCAGACTTGGAAAATCACTGGCACTCCAACAATTGGAAGCAATGCTTACATTTTGATGCCAGTTACGCTCCAGACTTCTGGAGGAACTGGAACAACGCCTGGGTTTACAAATAATCATTCGTTGATTTTTGCGATTGTGACCTCTGGTCTTCAGGGTGCAACTGGCGTGACTGGGGCCACTGGCGCTATCGGGGCCACTGGCTCCTCGGGAGTTGCGGGAGCAACTGGCGTTCAGGGCGCGACTGGAGTTACGGGAGCTACTGGGATTCAGGGTTCAACTGGAGTTTCTGGCGCTACTGGCGCCACTGGATTTGATGGTGCTACCGGTGTGACTGGTGCTACCGGCGTTGCTGGTGGTGACGGTGCGACTGGGGCAACTGGGGCAACTGGCGTTGTTGGCGCGACTGGAGTCATTGGCTTAACAGGCGCTACCGGGGTTTTAGGCTCGACTGGTGCCACAGGCGCGACTGGAGTAGCTGGATCGACTGGGGCAGATGGTGCTACAGGGGTAACCGGTGCCACAGGATCAACTGGGGCTACGGGTGTAACTGGTGTCACGGGTGCCACAGGCGTTACTGGAACAACCGGCCCATCAGGTGCTACTGGTCTGACTGGTTCAACTGGCATAACAGGAGCCACTGGAACAGCCGGCACTAACGGTACAAATGGATCTACGGGAGCCACTGGCGATACTGGGATTCAGGGTATTACTGGAGCAACAGGCGTTGCCGGCGCTACAGGATTGACTGGATCTACTGGAGCAAATGGTGCCACAGGTATTACTGGAGCCACTGGCATTGGAACCACTGGAGCAACTGGGGTGGCTGGAACTAACGGTTCTATGGGAGCAACTGGGGCCGGTACGGATGGCGCCACCGGAGCAACCGGTGCCAGCGGCACGATTGTCTCGCTGCCTGTTGCCATCTCCCAAGGGGGCACAGCTTCCACAACTGCTCAAGCTGCAATCTCAAATCTTGGGATTGGTATGCGGATGATTGAGGCGCAGACTATTGCATCCGTGGCTGGGACAATGTTTGGAAATGTTTTTACCGTCACCGCCACAGGAGTTTTTACTGGCGCGGACAGCTACACCATAATTGCTGGAGACATAATCGCGTTTACGTCGCAGTCCACAGCAACTCAAAATGGATTTTGGGAGGTCGCAACCATTGGGGCTGTTGGCGTACAGACTGTTTTTACTCGCCCATCGTGGTACGTTGGCCTTGTAAAAAATGCGATGTACATGACTCGGTTTGGCTCTACCCAAGGCGGGTATGTCATGGGGGCTATAGGCCCTTTGGGAGCAACTGAAATTACAGTTGGAACTACGTCAATTACTGCGGTTCAAATCAATTACCGCGAAAAACCCGCGCTTATTACCAGCAACACGTTTACCGGTCCGCAGGTCTTTCGCTCAAACCAAGCTGCGGCAAATAGAAACCCATTTTCTTTTTCTTCGGGTAGCGCGTTAATGACAATTCCACAGGCCCATGCCGCTGAATGGGACAACTCTTCGATGTATCTCACCTCGCTCGTTAGCCTGTCTGGCACCTGGTCCAGCGCAAGCACATCGGTGACGGTCACTACTGGAAGCACCTCGGGGCTGACTGTTGGAGCGGCTGTTGTAAGCGGGATTGCCGGCACTGCGTTGACGGTTGCCAGCATCCAGTCGCTGACCACGTTTACGTTGTCTACTAACCCAACAAACACGCTGTCTACTGCTGCGTTTACCCTGGCAAGCCGCGATGCTGTCACCACTCAAAACTCATTTGGAACCTACTAAGCTATGTCTATCCCACTAATCCCAACAAAGAACTCCGTTGTCGGATCGGCCACAGCGCCTACGGCAGCGCAGATTCCTAATAACGGTCAGTTTGCCGTCAACGCTTTCACTGGTCGCGCTTATATGCGCACCGAGGGCGGGAACTCGGTTGACCCGGCGCGCGTCACCTTGTCTGGCGATGTCACGGGAGCAACCGCAACGGCCACTAGCGAGGCCCAAGGCGGAACTGTGGCGGCTACGGTAGCCAAGATCCAAGGCCGCACGGTAGCGTCTACTGCGCCGACCAGCGGCCAAGCGTTGACGTGGAACAGCGGCTCAAGTCAGTGGGAGCCAGGCGGTGGAACCGCGATGGTTGGATTCAACCGCATCATCAACGGCGCAATGGTCATCGACCAGCGGAACGCTGGAGTTAGCGTGACGCCCACAGATGGCGCCTACACGCTAGACAGATGGCAGGCTGGGTTGACCCAAGCTTCAAAGTTCTCAGTTCAGCAGAATGCCGGCGGTAACTCTGGGCCAACTGGTTTTGCAAATTATCTTGGTGCGACATCCTTGACTACTTATGCGGTGCTGGCTGGTGACAACTTTGGCATTCGTCAGCAAGTCGAAGGATTCAACTTTGCAGACTTTGGGTTTGGAACTGCTGCTGCGTCTTCAGTGACATTGTCGTTTTGGGTTCGCTCTAATCTGACTGGGACTTTTGGTGGTTCGCTAAGGAACTCCGCGTCAAACCGCAGCTACCCATTCACCTACTCAATTGCGGCAGCAAACACTTGGGAGCAAAAGACGGTCACAATCGCAGGAGACACAACCGGCACTTGGATCGGGGCAACCAGTGGTATTGGCGTGAGTTTAAATTTTAGCCTTGGTGCCGGAGCCACATTTAGCGGAACTGCTGGAGCATGGGCTGGCTCAAACTATACCTCGGCTACAGGTGCAACCAGCGTAGTCGCAGGCATCGGAAACACCTTCTACATCACCGGCGTCCAGCTTGAGAAGGGCACAGCAGCGACCTCGTTTAATGCGCGTCCCTACGGCACGGAGTTGGCGCTATGCCAGAGGTATTGCAGACCAGTTGGATGGGCTACGGGACAGGCTATTACAACAACTGTTGCTTATTTTCCTTGTTTTGGAGTTGTACTGAGAGCAACTCCAACGCTTTCATCAGCTTCTGGTTTTCAAATCACAAGTGCAAATGCCACACAATTATCTGGATCAAGTGCAACTGTTTCTGGGGTATCAGGGGATGGATCAGTGATAATTGGTATCACTGTTGCATCTGGACTTGTTGCAGGAAATGCTTCATACAACTCGCCACAAGGTCAACTTTTCTTAGCTGAACTGTAATATGTATAAACTAGCTCTTGTATCAAAAGATTTCATTAAATGCGTTTACAGGCTTTCAGACGGCGCGTGTATACCTTTTGACCCAGCCAACACAGACTACCAAGCCTACCTAGCGTGGCTCGCAGAAGGCAACACGCCTCTGCCTGCTGAAGAACCGGCTGCGTAGTTTTCGCTTGCAGGCTTGGCCTGCCTAGATAGCTTGACGGCAATGACACAAATCCATTGCCTAGCAGTGCCACATACCATCAGTAATGATGACTATGTGGCTTGTGCTTTCACCCAGAAGGTTCGCAAGTTCTTGACCATGTTCAAAGACTCGACCAAGTACCGCACGGTCCACTACGGTCACCCAGATTCAGTCACGGACGCGCATGAGCACGTTGATGTCATTGACAACGAAACGCTTGTTGCTGCGTATGGAGAGTACGACTGGCGGAAAAACCTGTTTAAGCATGGGATTACGGATTTGGCTCACACAGTGTTTAACGAGAGAGCGGCGAAGGAAATTAAGGCCAGAAAGAAGAAGGGCGACCTTGTGCTTTGCTTCTGGGGAGGCACTCAGGCAGCAGCAGAATCAGCCAACGAATCAGACCTTATTATTGTTGAGCCTGGGATAGGCTCAGGTGGGGCTTTCGCTCAGTTCCGGTGCTACGAGTCGTATCCGCTGAAAGCTGCCTTTGTAGGCACGCAGGGCGTCTCTTACTGTGATCCAAAGTGGTACTGGAGAGTGGTTCCGAATTACTTTAACCTAAACGATTTTAGTCCAGATCAAGATCGCGAAGAGTTTGCGCTCTACATCGGCAGGATCGGCAGAAACAAGGGGCTGGATATTGCCATTGATGCCTGCTCCAGGATGGGAGTTAAACTGAAGGTCTGCGGCCAAGGCAGCTCCACTGATGCTGGGTTTGATGAATGGCCGAGCCATGTGGAATACTTGGGCTACGCTGACATCGCCACTCGCAAGCAGCTAATGGGTACGGCCAAGTTTGGGTTCCTGCTTTCGACGTACTGGGAGCCGTTTGGGGGCACCGCGGTTGAGATGATGCTGAGTGGTTGCGTACCAGTTTGTTCAGATGTTGGGGCTATGACAGAGTACATCGTTGATGGTGTTAATGGCTTTCGTTGTAATTCCATGGGCGACATTCAAAGAGCTATACGCTTGGTGGACACTATCGACAGAAACAAGATGATTAACTTTGCCCAGGAGAACTTCAGTCTTGATGCTGTACGCCCTAAGTTTGAAAGAGCCTTTGCTGACTTCTCGGACGTGTTTAATAAAGCAGGCTGGTATGAAGATCATAACCGTCCTTTGACTACAGGTGTAGGACTCAACTACAGAGCTTTGTACCTATGAGAATTATTGATGTTGGCTGCGGCCCTGGGATCTATGTGAAAGCCTTGCGGGATGCCGGTGTAGATGCAGACGGGGTTGATCTTGACCCAGGGTGTCCATACGACATCATGGATGTGTTTTCGGACGAGTTTGAGGCCAAATACAAAGGCTATGACTTGGCCATGTGTCTTGAGGTCGCAGAGCACTTGCCAGAGTCAAAGGCTGCCGACCTTGTCAAAAGGCTTACGACGCTGGCTCCTACGGTTTTGTTTTCTGCTGCTGTGCCAAATCAAGGTGGGCACGGCCACATAAACTGCCAGCCAAAAGAGTACTGGATCAGCAAATTCGCGGAGCTTAATTACGTTGTCGATTCGGTGTCTACTCTTAAACTTTTGGATTTTATTACGTCTGGATACCACATGGGATGGTTTAGAAATAATGCCATAGTCTTTAAGCAATATGGAGCGACATGTTATGCTAGCATCATCGAAGAGGAAACTCCACAGGCCGTAAGGCTTGCTGAGTATCTGTCCAAAAATAAGCTTTAAGCAGCTTGCTTGATAGCTACCGTTCGTGTATTTACACACTAAATGCAGGTCCCAATTCTCAACGGAATCTACACCAATGAAGCCTCGGATTTCCGCGTCGATTATCCTCGCAACATGGTGCCGGTCTTTCAGCAGAACGGAATATCCAACGGCTATTTTCGTCCCGCTGACGGGATTGTAGAATTGGCGACCGGCCCTGGCATTGATCGGGGCGGGATTGAGTGGAATGGCGTCCATTACCGGGTCATGGGCGAACTCCTTGTCTCTGTGTCTTCTGCTGGCGTTATCACGACA